TTTGACTCAGGTACTACACCTGCAGTTAAACAAATGAGATATAAACTATTAATGGCTGGGGCAGGGTCAGTAAATTTTGAGATGGATGAAGCAGGATCTAACCTACTAGGAAATGGTGAAGTACTGACTGCATTTTTAGAGTTGTTTGACTTAGGTAAAATCAAACAGAAGCTCACTAAAAATACTACTGATAATGCTCGTGGTGAAGACCTCGATGGAAGAACCCCAACTAACATGATGCTATTCGGTACACCAACTGATTTATTGGATGGTGGTAAAACTGAAGAAGAATTCTATTCCATGTTAAAAACTGGATACGCTAGACGTTGTTTCTTTGGTTTAGCTGAGGAAGGTACTAAAAATTTAGATATATCTGCATCTGATTTATTTGACCTTCTCACTGATAAAACCAAGAATCAATTTCTGTTGGATACTGCAGATGCATTCACTGATCTAGCTGATCCACTTTACTTCAATAAGTGTTTAACGATTACCAAAGATACTACATTGGTTTTACTCGAATATAAACTTGACTGTGAACGTAAAGCTTCTGTCCTTGGTGAGCACGATGAAATACGTAAGGCTGAACTGTCACACAGATACTTCAAAGCATTGAAGCTAGCAGGTGCATATGCATTTGTAGACGGATCTTTTCAGGTAACTGAAGACCATATTTACAATGCAATTAAACTCACTGAATCTTGTGGTAAATCATTTGAGCGTTTGCTTAAACGTGAGCCTACTTACGTAAAGCTTGCTAAGTACATTGCCAGTATTGGTGTTGAAGTTACGCATGCTGATCTCATTGAGGCGTTACCTTTTTACAAAGGATCTCAATCTCAGCGCAGTGAAATGATGCATCTAGCTACAGCATTCGGTTACAAGAATAATATTGTTATTAAAAAAACATTCTTTAATAACATTGAACTTCTTCGTGGTGAGTCATTGAAAGTAACTAACTTAGATGAGTTGATTTTATCTCACTCAGCAAGCCTTGCTTTCAATTACACAAGTGATCTTGGTAAGTTCAGTAACTTACATAAGATGACTCAACTGCCTAATTACAATTGGTGTGCTCATCAATTTGTAGATGGACACAGGCAAGATGACAGCATCGTAGAAGGCTTTAATTTATTAGTGCTTGATGTGGATACAGGCACTACATTGAATGAAGCCATGAAATTACTAGAAGGATACGCAGCTCATTTTCACACAACTAAATCTCATGGTGTAAATGGTGTTGATAGATTTCGTATCATATTACCAATGTCTCATGTATTGAAATTGGATGACAAAGATTACAAGGAATTCATGCAGAGTGTTTACTCATGGCTTCCTTTTGATGTGGATACCTCTACGTGTGATCGCCCTCGTAAGTGGTCTACCCATCCAGGTATCCACCATACGATTGATGGGGGGCTATTAGACATTCTCCCATTCATCCCTAAGACAGAAAGAAACGAAACACTCAAGAAACATATGTTAGATTTACACTCTCTCAATAATCTTGAGCGTTGGTTTGCTGGACGTATGCAAGAAGGTAATCGTAATAATCAATTGATTAAATACGCATTGCTTCTGTCTGAACGGGGTCAAGATCTAATTCAAGTAGAAGATCTGGTATTAGCTTTAAACAGTAAGATACCCAATCCGCTCGATGAACGTGAGATCCGTGCAACGATTATGCGTACAGTCAGTAAGGCTGTAGTTTCACAGGCGGGAGCGTAAGCTCCCTGTTTTAAGCATCAACTAGGAAATCTCAATGAGTCAAGTTAACGATCACTTAGTTTTACTGTGTGGTTTTTCTGCTACTGGTAAATCAACTTCATTAATGGAGTTAAAAAATCCTGAAGGGGTGCTGTACTTAAATTGCGAATCAGGAAAACGTTTAACTTTCCCTTCTAAATTTATAGAGAAAACCGTCACTGATCCTCTACAAATTCCTGAAGCATTTGACTGGGCTGAAACTAAACCAAACATACATACTATTGTCATTGATTCGCTTACCTACCTCATGGATATGTATGAATCTCTTTATGTATTGCCTTCAGTCAATACGATGAAAGCTTGGGGTGACTTTGCACAATACTTTAAAAACATGATGCAACAAAAAGTTGCAGCTAGTACTAAAAATGTTGTGTTCACTGCCCATGTACTTGATACATACAATGAAGCAGAAATGCAGATGGATACTCGTGTACCTGTAAAAGGTTCACTCAAGAACAATGGAATTGAATCAGCGTTCTCTTGTGTAATTACCAGCAAGAAAATGAAACTAAAAGATTTGGAAAAATATTCAAGTAAGCTTCTCACCATTACTGATGATGATAAAGAGCTTGGTTTTAAATATGTATTCCAAACCCGCTTAACCAAAGAAACTGTTGGTGAGCGTCTACGTGGCCCTATGGGATTATTTTCCCGTGAGGAAACATTCATTGATAACAATATGCAATTAGTCCTAGACAGGCTAAATGAATATTACAAATAGGATTTAACATGCTCTCTCAATCACAATTTGTTCGTATTGCTGAAATGCAAAATGCTATGCAAGTAATTGCACTTGGCGAAGATTGGCGTACGCAAGGTAAAAACTACGCTACTGCTGTATTCGTAGAAGCTGCTGAATGTATAAATCATTTAGGCTGGGAATGGTGGAAACAACCTACACCAAACATTGAACAAGCTCGCATGGAAGTAGTGGATATGCTGCACTTCATCATGTGCGGTGTTCTGTTAGAGCCTGCTCCTCCAGCCATGGTTTACGCCATGATTGAACAAGGTGTAGATAACATGGAGACTGCTCAATTCGATGAGATGGCTTCATGGGATACTGCTACCTTTGTCAAAGAAGCTTCTCTATGCTCTTGTGTAAATAACTTCCCATTTGCAATTTACCTTATTGATCGTGCAGCTCAGTCATTAGGTATGACTTCAGATGACCTGTTTACAGCTTATGTAGGTAAGAACATGCTGAATCGCTTCCGTAAAGCCAATGGCTATAAGGAAGGTACCTACGTTAAAATGTGGAATGGACGTGAGGATAATGAATTCTTAACTGAAATCATTACTACCACTGACCCTACATCTGCTGATTATGAAACTCAAATCACAGCACGTTTACAAGCTACATATGATTCAATTGATAAGTCTGTAGCGCATTAAAAAGTAAGTCCGTATATCGGTAACTAAAAACCTTAAACCAAAAATGAAAGAGTAAATAATATGTTTGAAAACTTAAACACATCCGTAGATATTCAAGATGAACAAGACCGGCTTGGTGGTGGAGGTATACTCGAATCGGGTGTGTACGCATTCACCGTTGATTACGCATATGGAAGCATTGCAGCTAGTGGCGCTAAAGCACTTAACCTACGTTTGTCTAACGATGCCGGTCAACGTGTAACTCAGCAATTATGGTTGAGTTCAGGTACTGCCAAAGGCGGCTCCAATACGTATAAAGACCGTGAGGGTAAAGATCAATACTTACCCGGTTTCTTATTAGCAAACTCTCTATGCTTGCTTGCAGGTGGCAAAGAAATCAGTCAGATGCAGGTCGAAGAAAAAACATTAATGTTGTATGACTTCGATGCTAAAAAAGAATTACCTACCAAAGTAAATGCTGTAATTGATTTATTTGGTAAGCAAATTATTGCAGGTGTTGTAAAACAAATTGTAGATAAAAATGCTAAAGATGCTTCAGGTAATTATGTTGCTACTGGTGAAACACGTGAGCAGAATGAAATTGATAAATTCTTCCGTGCTCGTGATGGTATGACTGTAGCCGAAATTAAAGGTGGTGCTACTACCGCTGATTTCAAAGAAGCATGGGCTGCTAAGAACACTGGTAAGGTTCGTGACAAAACTACCAAAGGCGTTGCCAAAGGCAATCCAGCAGGTGCAGCAGTAGCGGCTAAACCAGCTAAATCTTTGTTTGCAGATTAATCATCATGCAAAAGGATGATGTTTATTTGTCCGTAGATCCAGGCTCAAAAGGCAGTTTCTGCCTTCTGCTGCCTAAATACAACAAAGCTTCTTTCAAAGGTACTGAAGAAAAACCCTCTGATCTAATTACATGGATTGAAGAAATTAAATCTCAATACAATCTACGGCTAATTATGATTGAAGATGTACATTCATTACCTTTGGTTTCAGCTAAATCTAATTTTAGTTTTGGTTACAACTTAGGTGTAGTTACTACCATCGCCATTGCATCTAATGTAATGGTCGATAAAGTAGGGCCTAAGAAGTGGCAAAAATTTATTGGAGTCACTGCTAAAGGTGATGCCATTAAAAAAGATGTAGCTGCTATTGCAACTCGTCTATACCCCGAAGCACAAATCTATGGCCCTCGTGGAGGTCTTCTCGATGGCCGTAGTGATGCGTTAATGATTGCGCACTATGCTGCGTATAACAGAACTTAGGAAATTAAAAACATGCGTATTATTCTTACTGAAAACGATATTAAAAAAGCATTGATTGCTTACACTTCTACCCTTGGTTTGGATCTTTCAAATCATCATGTAGCTATTGAACTAACTGCAGGTCGTGGTGCTAATGGTCATTCAGCTACCGTCATTATTGACGAAGCTGAAGATATTAAAGAACTTACAGGAACTGCTGCAGTACCTGTAACTGCAAACGAAGTAGTACGTGAAGTGAAAGTGCATAAACCAAAAGAGGAAGTAGTGGAAGAGGTTAATGAAGCTACCCCTCTTGCAGAAGATTTAGCTGTTCCCGCTGCGCCATCTAAATCTTTGTTCGGTTAATTTATGAAAGCCTTCCTATCTCTCATAGTAGGCATAGGCGTAGTAACCATAATCACGGCCGTGATTTATTTCATGGCCATGATTGGATGGGCCATAGCTGCGATTGCTTTAGTAATCTTTGTAGCTAGTGGCATTTACGCTGCAACCAAAGAAGCATTAACAAGTAAACCTGAAAACAAAAAATCCCCTGAGTAAGGGGATTTTTCTTTTACCAGTTAGGCAATATAGGGTTAGCCATTAATCCTGACATCACTCGATCTACCCCTCCGATTGGATGAATCAAACCTGTATTCAGTATTGATGAATCTCCGCTATTAGGTACCTCACCTAGCATCCCCTGTAATGCTAATCCTGTTAACACTCTACCGGGATGCTCAGCAAAATTCTTCAATATGATTTTCTGACTACGAATCCAATAACGACTAAACCAAATATACCCCATGTCATTACCATACTGAATATTTCTATGTGTAGGTAAGTCATAGTTAATAAACTCATTAATCACTTCATTGATTGCATCGTTCTCACTCATTGGCTCTACAGCGCGTGTAGTCAAATGTTTGAACATTGCATATCTACCCGCGAAGTCACTGAACTGTACAATTCTATTCATGAACTCATATGAATCAGATCCACGAGTCATCAAGGTAAAATTAACAGCGTCCTTCATACCACCTGGCAAAGCATTCAATTTTTCATCAAATGAACTAGCCAGTTTACTTCCATAACTAAATGGGTCTACATCTTGATTTACATCCATAACTATCGTCTGTAATAAACCAGCTTCAATCAATTTACCTGCAGGGTTAATAGACTGTAAATGCTTCAATTGGTTTAATTCAGAAATCAATTTCGTATGTTGAGTAGGCGTATGTCCTGCTTCCAGTATTAATTTAATTTCATTAATACGAGATCCCTGTTTTACGTATTCCACTGCTTTTTTGTATCCAGTGTACTGATCCGTAAGAGCAGCAGTAAGACCTAATCCGTTAATCATTAACTGGTAAGTATTACTCAACAAGTTAGTCATTGTCACAGTACCCATACGAACCACTACGTTCTGTTTGGCAGTACGTACAGTCTCTTGCCAAATACGTTCAGTCTTAGTTGCATAGTAAAGACTACGTGGGCCACCTAATACTTCAATCATGTTTTTAACCATGTCCTGTAAGTAGTTATTTTTCACTGCCCCCTCTTCCCATAACGATGCAACAGTCACTTTACGGTACCCATAAATCACTCGTAAGAACTCAGCACGAATAGGCACTGACTCTGTACCAAAAGTATCTTTAACAAACTGACGTGTTTCCCTGGGCATCATGGCCCACATCTCACGCAATTCCGGATCAGTACTGCCGGGTTCTACGCGTAGATAATTATCCAAGTTACCTGCTTTCGTATCCGCTTCATGCTGCTGCTTAAGTGCTTCAATCACCATATGGTTATGTGGTGTAGTCACAGATTTATCGTAAATATTCCCTGCGAGTTTACCAAGCACTTCAGAGAAATCATCATTACGTTCAAGCAAATCATCCTTAGTAGCTTCAGCCATAATGTAACGATACCCAGATACTTCACCATCCTCATTAAACACTGCTTGCATGTGTACTGGATTGCGGCCGAAGTTAGGTGATTTACGTGTATTAAATAAATCAGTCTCTCTACTTAATTTCATGGCTTCCATTACAGCCACAGTACTGTAATTAGATATAGGCATGCCTTTGGTTTTCATACTGGTATTTGATAAGGCAGTACGAACATACTCAGCTAAACCAGCACCCTCAGCTAGGTACATGGCCATAGGTATTGTATTAGGATCTGTAGCATCTTTCTCAAGTACATACATGAGTTTGTATCCACGCAGCTCCAGGTCTTTGGCATCGTCTTCTGCTGCCACTTGTACATTGAGATATGGATTGGATATATCAGGCATGTACCCTTTGCGCATAAGCGCTGGGTTGTTGTTAAAGTTATCCGCCAATGCTTTCTGCTTAAGCAATTGGTGATGACCCAATAAGAAGGTAACGCCATTGTGGGGTGTGGTAGCTTCTCTACGAAGTAAACCAACAATAGAATGCACATTCCCCTGCATCACCTCCATACGCTGTACTGCACGCAATGAGGCCAATGCATCAATCACAGGTTCAAGAGACTGTGACGTAGCTTCATCTACACGCTCATGTAACTTTACTCCCCACATACGAGAGATGCCGTACGCATTAGGTATGGTATGGGGATCAGGACTGAATCCTTTAGCCATAGTGAAACCTAAATTCTCTGCTTGGTTTAAAAAGTATTTAGCATACTTAGTTGAAACTGCTGCACGGATTTGATCTTCAAATTTAGTAATCTCTTGGTTTAGGTATACAGGACTATCAATTAAATCTGCCAATTGATTTACATCGTAACCATGACCAATTAATGAAACCAAATCAGTACGTAACAAGTATTTAGTTACCAGTACTTTCTCAGTTTTAGTGAGTACTCCTTTGAATTGATTCAATAAGGTTTTACTCATAGCCGCA